ATTCACGTTCATGGAAAAGTCTCCCGGAAACAGGAAAGGATCTGCGATCTTCGTTTTTAACTAAAAACGTTATCCAGCAGATCCTTTCTTTTTTTCTAAAAAAACCTTTAAAAACAGGAAATAAACAATAAGAAGAACGGATCTGGCTTTTCTCTGAAAATTTTCATAAGGAGTGAAATCCTGCGACGCTGCCGCCCCGTAACAGGCAGAATTCCCGGAAAGGACCCTGGAAAAAACCGAACAGTTATTGTTACAATATAACAATTAATCATTTTAACGCTGACTGAGGGTCTTACATATGAAATTCAAGAGTATTGCTAAAACTGTTTTTCTTTTTGCACTGCTAACCTCAGCTGGCTTTGCAACTGGTAAAAACGTGAATGTCGAATTCGATAAAGGACAAAATAGCGCCCGCTATTCCGGCGTAATAAAGGGATACGATTACGATACATATAACTTCCAGGCCAGAAAGGGGCAGAAAGTACATGTAAGTATTTCGAATGAAGGCGCAGATACCTACCTGTTCGGGCCAGGAATTAGCGATTCCGTTGACCTGTCCAGATATTCATCTGAACTGGATGGCAATGGCCAGTACACGCTACCGGCGTCCGGAAAATACGAACTGAAAGTACTTCAGACACGTAATGAAGCCCGTAAAAACAAAGCGAAAAAATACAGCGTCAATATTCAGATAAAATAAATGCCAGCCTGGTCAGGGGGTTCGTTCCAACACCAAACTTTTCAGCCACTGGGTTATTTCATGAGGTGTACCAGTTTTTAGCGTCTGGTTACGTTTTTGAGGTGTACGAAAACTGGCTTATATCAGTACGATAAAAACGCGATGTGGTAGTACGCAGACCCAGAGACATTGTCATGTTTATGCATTTCTGAAACTCCCCCGCAGGTAAGCTCCTTTTCCCTCCTGCGGGAATTTTTTATTTGCACTGCGTCCGGATGTACTCCTGCAAATACTTCAGTTTTTCCTGATCGCTGATGATTCCGGCGCGGATATCGAGAACGTTTTGTCCAGCAACTGGAGAGAGTTCGACGGTGGCAGCATTGCCCACGCGGCGGGTACTGGCGGTTTTGGTTGTGGTTGTGGTTGGCACTGTACAGCGTCCTTCGACACGCACCCGGCTACCAGCAGCAAGGCGGCGCTGCAAATCAGTATTCCTGTTTTGTGCATCAGCTAGTTCCTTTGTGTATTTTGCATCGAGGGCGGCAACGTCACGCTGGCGCTTCGTCATATCGGTAATTGTCTCGTTCGCCAGCTTCAGGTTGTGAGTAGCAGTATCACGCTGGTACTTGTAAGTGATAGCGTTATTGCGGTAGTGATTTGCCAGCCGACCGGCAACAATTAGCGAGACGAGCAACAGGCCAACAAACATCGTTTTCCAGTTGAACATCATGACAGGAACAGAGCACGCTCCGCCTCACGCCGACGGGTAAGCCCGTTCAGTACCTTGCTACCAGCCTTATTCCAGCGCAGGAACTCATCAGCGGCGCCAGCGTAATCACCAGCGTTTAGCTTCCGCAGCAGAGTTGATGTGGATAATGTCCGGGCGCCGAGGTTGTACGCGAACGACACCAGCGCATCAAACTGGCCTTGCGTCAACTTGACCTTAACCAGTCTGGACACATCATTTTCATAACCGACTAAACCAGTTTTAAGCAAGCGCTCGGCAGTAGCCTCGTCAATCATCATTCCGGGCTTAACTGGCTTACCGTCAACAGAGTGGGTCCAGCCATAACCAATCGTCCAGGGATCTCCCCCCGTTCCCGGGTCCGGATAAGCTTTCAGGCTACAACCTTCAAACTCTTTGATTAGGGTTATGCCTTTTTCACTGATTCTCATCATTAACCCCTGCACGTTTTTTGAGTGCGCTAATTGCGATTTCGCGCAGCTTGTCCACACCGACAAAGCCAATAATTCCGCCAACGAAAGGCGAAATGGAAACCGGCAGGCCTACCACATCAAGCGCACTGGTGACACATAAGGAAAGAGCGCCACACAGGACGCCCTCAAGCCATTTATTTTTACGGGTGGCGCCGTCGTATATCAGTCGGCCGTAGGCAATGAGTCCGGCCATTAACGCCCCAAGTATCTGGGGCCACGCATTTTTGAGTCCGGTCAAAACCGCAGCCCAGAATTCAGGAGTCTTGTCATTCATTTTCATAAGCCTCACCTCCGATGATTTCGGATGGTAACTAGAGTGAGTGAAATGGTTGGGTTGCAGGGTTTAATATCTTGTAAAACAGGATTGCCTGTGGTTGCAGAATCTGAAAGTAAAATCACGCAGAGTACAATTTTAATGGAGGTGAGGCACAAATACTGCAAATTTAGCTTTTAGCTTAATTGATTGCGTGCTGAGTGAATTCTGTTTGACAAAAACATGCTATTTATAGAATGTTAATTCCATGTAATAAAAAGGATGTGTAACTCATCATGCCAGCAGGAATTAAACCAATATTTATCAATAATATGATGTCAATATATGGATTATCCCATCCTCATGACAGCAAGGTATTTCCAGACCTTCCAGAACACCAAGATAATCCTTCGCAATTACGCCTCCAACATGATGGTCTTGCTACCGATGATAAAGCCAGGCTGGAACCAATGTGTCTTGCTGAATACCTTATCTCTGGACCAGGAGGAATGGACCCTGATATCGAAATTGATGATGATACCTATGATGAATGCCGTGAGGTACTATCACGCATACTTGAAGATGCATACACTCAAAGCGGGACATTCCGCAGACTGATGAATTATGCCTACGACCAGGAATTGCATGATGTAGAACAACGCTGGTTGCTGGGAGCCGGAGAAAACTTTGGTACTACCGTAACTGATGAAGACCTGGAGAGTTCAGAAGGCAGAAAAGTGATTGCCCTCAACCTGGATGATACAGACGATGATTCAATACCAGAGTGTTATGAAAGTAATGATGGCCCACAACCATTTGATACAACACGCTCATTTATTCATGAAGTAGTACACGCGTTGACTCACCTTCAGGACAAAGAAGATAACAATCCAAGAGGCCCGGTAGTCGAGTATACCAATATCATTTTAAAAGAGATGGGTCACACATCACCACCAAGAATCGCCTACGAATCTAGTAATTGACACTCATCAAAAAATGCAAAATCCCACGATGCTACAACACAGTAACCAGTTCAGGTCAGCAGTCCATAGACACTGGCTCCTGTCAGGATGCCACCTGCTAACCCAGTACCGGAAATCGGATCGGACATTCATCCCCCTCTGGTTGTGTGGGTCCTCTCAGTTATGAGGGGAAATAAAAAAGGCCGCCGAATGGCAGCCTCAAATGGAATATGTATTAAATTGGAGGTTCTAACGGTCCCGCCAGAATCTCAGCCTCTCCGTTGTGACAAATGTCATCGCCCTGCGTCAGATGCCAGACACCAATAATAGTCTGACCAGTTTCCAGGTCCTCGGTTACGCCGTGGGTGTAGTAAGCAACCTGAACCCTGCCGTTGTGCTGTATCCAGTAGAAGCCTTCTTTCATTCTAATCTCTCCTCTTCTTAAGAGGAGTTTAGCTATTGGGATTGCAGGTTGGCGTTAGAAATACTAAATCATCAATGAAGTATTTCTCTGGTCCGCCATCGAGGATTCGAACCCCGAACCACAGAGGTAGAAGCTCCGTGCTCTTTCCAGTTGAGCTAATGGCGGAAAAAATTGACCAGTGAAGTCCACTGGTCATGGGTCATGCAGTTGTCTCTGCGAAACGGGTGTATCCCCACCCAGTGTTTTCAGTATCGAGAGCATTATCAAATGCCATATTAACTATAGCATCGCAGAAAAAAGTCATACTGATAATTCCCAATGACGCACTTCTGAAAGGCTCTATGGTTGTATTGCGTTGTACATAGCGCAAAAAATACCGATTGGCAGACTTAGAAATGGAAAACCCCGCACGATGGCGAGGCTTGAATTTGTTTGGTCGACGATTGAAGCTATGGCGACGATATCAGATTTACATAAAATATAGCCGTTTTAATCCAGTTTTGCAATCACCACGTCGCCAGCTTCTCAGCAAGCAAATCCCTTTTAATGACTATCCAGCCGCTATCGCGTAATCCGCTCAATATCTGCTCTACTTTTCCAACGAACATGTCTGGACCAACCTGCCGAATGTCTTTGACGTTACCATCGCGGATCTTAATCAGAAGGTCGATGTTAAGCATGTCGACGGCAGGCTGAACCTGGCGTGTTGGCGATGGTAGTGTCTGACTGAAATAGCAATCCTCCAGTTTTTCGAACACCTCCCAAGCCTGATCTGTTTCGAGCATCTTGGCGTGGCGGGCAGCGCCGCGTTCTGTCCAGAGGATTAGGGAACGGGCATTTTTACCAACTAACCCGATTGTTTCGGGTCTGTTCTTGAACTCGCGTAATTCGTTTTTTTCAATTTTAAAAAAATGCTTTCCTACAACGAATCGCGTGGTGTTGTTCAGAAAGTTATCAGAAATGTTTTTGATTTTTGTGCCGTATAAGTGCGCCAAAAGTTCGGTAGTAATAACGGGAATTTGGTTATGGGTAATCGGGGAAAGAGTTTCGACAGAGATTTGAGTGGTCATAATGACGCCCTCCGGTGATTGTTTTGTTTATCACCACCGCCGACGCCAATCGGATTGGGTGGTGAGACGTACAGGGTTGGCGTAACCGGATCACCGACCGGCGAGCCTTTCGGCTCCCCCATACGCCCCACCATAATTCAAATGCGCGTATACAAACGACAATAAAAAACACGCTCGCGGCGTGTCTCTGTCGCGGTGAAATTCCGGGACGCCAATCCCGACGCCAGATTTTGCTGGCGTACTGGGAATATAGCCCCGGATAACTGTTTGTGTCAATTAAGTGCGTATAGGTTGAAAGCCACCTGTTCCGAACGCGACTCCGATACACTCAAAAGAGACGCCTGATCAAGACGCAGAAATATCGCGCGCATGGTCAGCCAGTGTCTGGTGAAGGTTTCTGACCAGTTCTTTTCGCTAACGCCTACCAGTCCCGCTAACTCTTTATATTGATAAACCTCACGCCCGGCTAATTCAGATTTGACATCCTGTGCCGCCAGCCAGATTAATGCCCGGAGTCGTTCCTGTGTTTTACCGGCCATCTTCTTTCCGTCGAGTTGCGCCGCAAACGCACTCCAGCCCCACTGTGTTATTTCGACCTGGTGTTCCCAGCAGGTATTCTCACTGTAATTCCACAACAACCACGCCTTGTAGTGTTCATCGAGTGAAAGAACCGCCCGGCGCCATGAGGCAGTGGAATATTCCACAGGCTTCACCAGCGGGATAGCGCTTCCTTTCGCCAGCGACTGCTTGCCGGGGATTGGCGGGTTATTTAACGTTATCCAGCTTTCTGTTTCCTCGTCCCAGATACGCTGTTTTTTTCGGGGATAGTTTTTCGTGTCGAATTGCGCGTTCTCCAGCCAGGCCAAAAGCTGCCCTTTAGTCTCCCCGCTTAAATCGGCTGTCGCTACCATTAGCTGCTCACGTACATACTGGAGGTATTGAGTGTTCATTGAGTAAATCCTGTGAACTGATAAATACGAACAAAATTGCGCAGGATGCGGTAGTCAACCAACACCGACCCCGGACGGCGGTATATGCGGAGGCGCTGCCAGCGCATGCGGAGTATCTCGATCAGTTCTGGTTTCATGCGGCCTCCAGCTTTTTTAGCGCACGCAGATCCGCCAGAGCCGCGAGCCTGATTTCCTTCAGCTCCTCGACCGTCCAGCGGTGCGGGGTGTTATTGTTCTCGAGTGCCAGCACCGCCGCCTCACCGTAACGCTCAACCAGCGCGGTACGATATGCTTCGATGTTCCCTGATTTGTAGACGTTGCAGACATCACACTGAAGATGGATGTTGAAGCGAGTGAAGCGCAGATGCCCCGCGGCGGCCGTACTCCTGTAATGGCCTGCATGCCATGCGAACGCCGTCTTCGTTCCACAGGAGATGCAACCGAGTCCTTCTGCCAGTTCGGTTTCACGGCAAATGTCATTTACGGCGCGCTGCGTCAAGTCAATCCAGTGCTTCAGCGGCTTAACCGCGGCTTTCCGCTGGCGCCAGGCGGCGCGTTCTTTTTTCTCAGCGGCGCGCTGAAGGGATTGCGCCTTACGTTGCGCGGCTTCGCGAGCTTTTCTGGTTTGTTCTTTGCCGACGGCGCTGGCACACTGGTACGAGCAAACGATCTGCCCCTCGCGTATCGGGTGAAACCACTGGCGGCATTCTTTGTTTGCGCACTTACGGCGCGGTAATTTAGCCATGCTCACCCCCAGACCTTTTGGCGTAAGGATTTTGGCGTCCGCACCCGGTGTGCATATTCAGGTAATTTCGCGCTGACAGTCCAGGTAATGAAGTCAGGGTTCAGGCTCTTTCCTGTCCTTATGCCCCGCTTCTGATAATCCGATATCAGCGTGTCGGCCTGCTCGGTTGTGCAGTCATGATGATGGAACCAGGAGTATTTCATCGCCATCACCCCGCCCAGCTCATGAGCTGGGCGGCGGCGTTCTCGGCCTCGCGCTGAGTACGGAATGTACGTGATAAAATCCAGCGCCAGAGAACATCAAGCGCGGATTTATACAACTGCTGAAATTCGACCTCATCCATGCTGGAAAAAGCGATGCTGCGGGGATGTTTGCGAAGGGTGCCGTCCGGTAA